TAAACCTAATAGCACAGCAATTGATTTAATGAATAGTAAATATTTCACTGAATGTACAACAGAGGTTGAAAATATAATTAATATCTCTGGGGTTGTTACTGAAGTAACAACTGTAGGTGGTAGTGACGGAACAATAAGTATCAATGTTAACGGTGGTACACAACCTTACACATATAAGTGGTACGACTCAAACGAACCAAATTCATTATTAAGTGACAATAAAGACATTAATGGTTTAGCCAGTGGTAGTTACTTTGTTGTGGTTGAAGACGATAACGGGGTTACGACTAAAAAAACATTTGTTGTTAGAGGATTAAGGGAGGTAAATGGTGAAGTTTCCACTAGAAACACTGAGAGTGCATCATCTAACAATGGGATTATATATGTTAGCTCGTTAACTGGCGGTATTCCACCTTACACGGTTCAAATTTCAGGACCATCCCAAGCAACTAAAAATAATGTGCAATTCAGTACGTCATTTACAGGTTTAGATGAGGGTAATTATACAGTAACAATAACAGATAGTAATACCCCAAGTGATAGTGTATCTTACGAAGCAACAGTAGAGGTACCAACACCACTTTCTGTGACTGTTGATGCTGAAGATAGCTATTGTGTTGGGTTTAATTCAGGTGTTATAACAATCAACATAGCTGGAGGTACACCTTTTTATGACGTTGTTTTTAGAGATATTTCAGACCCTAACAATCCATTTGTATTTAATCGTAATGTTAATTATAGTGATAACGCAACAGCTCAAATAAGTTATAATAATTTACAGGCAGGTAGTTATGATTTTTACGTAGTCGATGATTTAAATCAAAGGTTCCCTAGTGCAGAAAATACACAAGAAGAGATAATTATAACTGAAACAAGTAGGCCTACTTTAACTAGGTCTGGTGGTGATTTAGAAGCTGGTAACCTAAAAGTGGATAATGAATACACCTTAGAAGACGGTGATGATAATGTATTAGAGACTTTTACAGCTAATAATACGACAGAAACACTAACAGGTTACAGTGAAGGTAATGGACCTTATCAGATAACAAGTGAAGGGTGTAGTAGTGATTTTATTCAATAATATGAGTGATAAAAAAATTAGATTAAATAGTGAAACTTCACAGAATTCTGTGAATGAGGATTCTTTTGTCAAAATTAATTTAGAAAATAAAACTAATTTACTACCTATTGAGAGTATTAATAACATAGTAAACTTAGGTGATAGGTTTAATAAAGAAAGACAAGAAGCTACTCAATACAGATTAACAGGTCAATTTAACACATTATTCACCAACGTATTATTTAATACATCAGGACCTAATAGTTGGAAATCATTAAATCAGCCTAAATTTAGAGATGAAACCTTCCCACCTGATGCTGATTCAATAAACGACCTAGATGAGGGTGAAGACATTAGCTATAGTGAATCGATAGATAAATACCTAATTGAAGATAATGGGTGGTTCGGATATCAAGACCCTAACCCTAATATTAGTGAAAGTTTATGTAAGTTTATTGAAATGGAACCAAATAGAAACAAATATTCTATGATTCCTAATAATAACGTAAAAAATTGGGAAATCACTATAACATATCCAGTGCAAGTTGGTAGGCAACCAGGTGAGTTTAATGATAAGTTAGTCAATGGAGGTCTGTTAATTGTCTCAAGTGAACAAGTTGTCGTTAACGAAAGGAATATGGTGATGTTTGCAACACCAGTGAAACATGGCTTGGTAGATGGTGATAATGTTGAACTTAAAGGTCTGAGTAGTGATAATGGTCTTTATACGGTGGTTAGAGTAGGTAAAAGTAACGGTGATGATAAAGATTATTACTTTACTGTAGACATTAATGGACCTATTACTATAAATGAGAACAACGTAAGTAGTAGAATGGTGCGAGTAGTTGGTGGTAGAAACTCCGTATACTACATTAGAAAATTTAGAAAAATAAAAGTTAAAGGTAATAGCACAATTGAAAATGATGATTATGAAATATTCCCATTAGCCTTTTCACAAAATATTTATGAAGATGTGATACCTAAATACGTATTTAATGAAGAAATTGATATATCAGGATTAAGGGATAATTTGAATAGGCCTTTATCTGAACTATATCTTACAGTTATAAAGACCGATAGTGAAAACACGTTCACTCCAATAAAATCTGGTATTAAAATGGGGTTTATTGATGAAGTATCTAACATTAATGATATTCCAGATATTAATAGAATAACTAATGATACGTTATCACACGAACCTTTAAATGATGACGTTACTATAAACGATAATGAATTCTATGGTGATGTAGTAGAGTATAATGTTTTAGAGTTAAACGAAAAGGTATTAGGTGATGTTTACCATAGATTCAACTCAATAAATAGGGAAAATGAGACGCAAGTATCTAATGTAGATTTTAACGGTAATAACATAAATTTGGGGCTTAGATATGAAGGGTATATGTATAAAGCTCATCATAAGATAAAAATTAAAAACTTTTCAAATTATATTGAGCAAGGGAGTGCTTCTACACTAAATAAACCTGACTACGCATTTCCTTTAGGTGATGGTAGGTTTGTTTGGAGAGACTTGTTAGATATAGGCGCCGACGATGGTCAAGAAAACTTTTTAGATTATCCATTTTTAAATGGTGCTCATTATATCGATACACCAATAAATATAGCTTTAGAGAGACAAGACCCATTCAACCTATATGATTTACAATATACCAATTTTCCTAGTGATAGGGGTGGTAAAATGTTAGAAGATGATATATTAATTAAAAGAAGTGATAATGTCTGTTAGAAAATACAAATTAAATATTGGTAAGGGGAGTGGTCCTAAGAACATTAAAATTCCTTTGAATTTAGACTATAACTCTGCTGGTCAAAGTGAAGCTGTTAATGATAATTTTGTTAAAGATGAGGTGGAAAACTCTATTAACCCAATAATTGACTATGAGCAAACTAAATATAAACCTAAATCAAGTAACGGAACATTAATCAATGATTTGAGGTATAATCTAATATTTTTAGATGAGGATAAAACCTTATTAGAACCTAAAACTTTTTATTCAGACATTGGCTTCATTGATGACGATATCAAATTCAGAAAAAATAGATTTAAAAAGTCTTTTTTAAGTCTTAATTTTTATGACTCAGATAAATTAACAAATCAAAATTTAGTATCTATAATTACATTATTTAGTAAGGTATACGCTACCGATTTAGTTGATGATTCGTCACCTTCAGGAGGTGGAATACCTAAACCAGCAAACTCGATACCAATTAGATTTATTTTAGACGACCCAGAGTTAAAACCTAAAGGTAATAATGAAGGTTTCAACATTTATCACAGTAAGAGTGGTTTGGTTAAAAACGATGCAATACCTGGAGAGTTATATATGAGAGCTGAATATAATAATGCTTCAACAGGTAAAACCAACAGATTTATTACAACAACCGAAACATTACCAATAAATAAGTTAGTTGATAAAATGCATGTTAGGTATTTATTAACAAGAGGTGAAACTGGTTATTATTACTCAGTAGACCCAAATTATAACAATGCTGAAAATATTGTTGAAAACGGGAGTAATCTAGAAGTTAATTTATATGAAATTAAAGTTCAATGATGGAGATTATTAAAAGAAAATTTTTATTAAATAAGAAAAAAGGTAAAGAGAGTGAAGAAGAATCATTTTTTACGGTGAAAATACCTTTACATCAAACAATTAATAACTTAGGTTTAACGACCGACATGGAACCATTTTTCTTGGGTTTACCTTCTGAGTTTATAGATAAAGGCGTCATAAGTGATTATTATAAACAAGGTGGTACTGTAACTTATGGTTCAGATTCCAAATTAGAGGTTGTTAGGTCATATAATAATGATAATCCTTACATTGAAGGTTTTGATGTGAATAGAGAGACGTATCGAAATTACAAAAATGAGGTAATTGTTAATGCTGTTGATAGGGTAATAAATATAAATGGTAATGAAGTAAGGTACGTTGTTGATGCAAATAGAGATAGTAATATAGGTACAATCAACCAAGAAAATGGTTTTGTTTATAATGACAACCCTGATGGTGGTGTAGCAGTACCTGCGGAATTAGAGAATGGCGAAACCACAACAAAAGTACAATATAAAAGTGAAGGATGGAACGAAACAAATTCTTCAATAGGTCCCCAAGTACAACAAGAACATTTACTAGGGATAATAAATAAACCAGAAGTTGAAAGTGATATATTTATAGATAGAACAACTTTTAGTGTTATGGATAAACATTTAAGACTTTCTGAAGTTAATAATTTAGAGGAATTGGTTAACTACGGTAATGGTTTCTATAATATTAACAGAGATTAAATAAAAAAAAAATATGGCTAGAGGTAATTATGGTACGGTAAGACCAGCTGATGTTTCATTAGATGACGTGGAGGTTTTTTTACACTTCACACCTTCTAGAAATTCAGTGGGTGATACTACTTTAACAAAATTGAATACGAGAGAAGTTCTTTCGGAAATAAACAACCCCAATAACACAAATAGTATTGAGGTTTTTGGTGGGTTATATACCTTAACACTACCTAGCACTACATTCTCTACAAAAGGTATTTACACAATAACAATTAAACCAATTGAAATTAGAACTAGGATATTAGATTGTGGTGTATTATCTGCCAAATCAGATATTAAAGGTTTGGTTTTTGATACTGCGGCGTCAGATTTAAATCCAGCTTTTACCTCTAGATTTCAAAACGGTGGTTTAGTGGGTTATCGTGTAGAATATTTGGCACAAGGCAGTGGTAATAAAGTAAGAAATTTCTTTAGGGTTATAACTTCTAATAATAGAGTTGATGTTGTGAATCAAAATTTAACTAATACAAATCAAAAAGCAGTTAGATATAGTTTTAATGACAATTCAACTTTAGTGTTTTGTACGGTAACTCCGAGTTCATCATCAAATGTTAAACCTAACGTTTTACCTTTCATTGGTGAACCAAATCAAGAAGTGATAATAACAAACACATTTTTCAACCCTGTAACAGTCGAAATTGAAATGGTTGAGCATGATTTAGAAACCATAGCTTACGGTCTTTACGGCGCACAAAGCAAATCATTAGAAGACGGTGTTTATACTCAATATAATTTTGATTATGAAATCTATAAACAATACAACTTATTCGAAATTAAAGATGAGTTTACAGGGCAACCATTATTTGAAGTAAAAGAACCAAGGGATAATATAGATTTTGATAAAAACTTTGATGAAGTAAGTAATACGTAGAATAAATGAGTAAAATTAAAGTCGTTGGGTACGCAAAAAAAGAATTTTTTGGTAATGGTGTTGAATATAGAAATTTTTCACCTGACCTTGTAGGTAATCAACTTACCTCAAACGACGGTACTCCTAGTTTTACATTCGGTAACTTTAATATATCAACCAATCTAGATGATAGGGTGAGTAAAAGGTTTATAACCAATAGATACTCTAAATTTATATCATTAGAAACTCTAAACGTAGATGAAGCATTTGAGGATGTTGTGACCAAATACTCCAAAAATGTAAAACTAAATTTAGATTACGATGATGTATTAAGTTATGCTTTTTTTGGGTCCTTTAAAGAATTTGTTAGGGTTTCACTAGAGAACATAATTATCAAATGGCCAGCATCGTTATATGTAAGCGAAACAGACCCTACCAACCCTAGTAATGTAGGTAATACCGTAACAACGTATAATTATGATAGTGTAAGTGACAAAGCGAATATTACAATAGACGTAAGTAGGATAGAAAACCCTTTTAGTGTTAATTTTTTAAGTGGTGGTACTATTGAAAATACATTTAATGAAACTAACAAACTAAGAAATTTACAAACAAATTTTAGTCATTATGTGATAAGTAATCAATATGGTGATTTTAAAGTTAATAGTTTTATAGGTGCATCTGGTTTAACCAATTCTGAGATAACTCTTGAAGTAGAAGGTGACCCATTCCCTAATTATGGGCTTGAAATAATAAATTACCATATAAAGCCTAACAAAACAAAAATAGAGGAGTTTTTCTATAATCTTAATGATTTTGAAAATAAATTACTTAACAGATTATCTACACCTATCTATACAAGTTCATTTAAGGTTAAAACAGAGTCTGAATTTGGTACGACGGTAGAAACTATCAAAAAAATAACTTGGCCACTTAGAGACGGTTATAACATCGATTTTAATTCAACTGAATATAGTAGGTACGTAAACAAATTATTGGAGATATCAGAATTATCAGATTCTAGTAGGTCTAACTTAATGGTTAGGTTTTTAGTATCACCCTCTATATCTGAGTTTGACAGTGTACCAGACATAGATGGTAGTTATCCTGACACTAATGGTCAAAAGATGACTAGTGCGTTAAAAATATATGGTAGAGAGTTTGATGAAGTTAAAAAATACTCAGACGGAGTTAAATTCGCAAATGTAGTCACCTACGATAAGAAGAACAACACACCAGATATTGCCATTAAAAACTTAGCTAGAGTTTTAGGGTGGCAGTTAACGTCATCTATTACGGATATAGATGTGTTAGGTGATTTTTTATCATTAAATAACAATTATTACGATGGTTATTCTAGAGGATTAAGTGATGCTGAAGTTGAAGTTGAGCTTTGGAGAAGAATAATCATGAATACACCTTGGTTATGGAAATCAAAAGGTACTAGAAAAGCAATTGAATTTTTATTTAGATTTATTGGAGTACCAAAAGGGTTAATTACATTTAATGAATATTTGTACGTTGCTGAAGACAAAGTAAATGTCGAAACGGTTGAGGAAATCATGGAATTCTTCAATAATACTAGGGATATTAGTGGTTTAAATTTAGATTCTGACGGTTACCCAAGAGTATTACCTAATACACCAGAAATGTATTTCCAAAAAGCTGGACTATGGTATAGACAAACTGGTGGCGCAAACCCAGATATTGATATATTAGAAGGTAATAACCCACACATTGGACCTTACGATAGGGGTCAAGAATACATAAATCAATTCACTGAATGTTTAGTACCTAATTTTGAAGCTGGTAATGAGGAAGACCCAATTGAGGTGGAAGATGTCGAATTATTTACTAATTATAAAAACGGTACTTTTGACGAATGTTGTGATGAAAATGTATTTGTGGTAGTTCCACTAAATCAAAACTTTAATACTATATTAGAAACAAATCAAAATAAATATTTAAACAACTTCCCAGTATCAGAAGCTGGGTGTACTGGTACAACAAATACTTGGACTTTAGAGGCTCAACTAAGGGGTGAAACTTTCTTTGAGAGTGTTATAGATACAACTACAGATGATAATGTGATAACAAATACTCAGTATGCAAATAAGATATACGAATTAAGTGGTCAAACTGAGCTAAGTGGGGTAACATTTGAAACAAATAATGATGAGATAAGAATTTTAGCACCTGACGGTTGTGATAGTGAACTATTAGATGATTTCTTTAAAATAGTCTTATATGTTTCTACTGATTATGATTGTGAAGACGAGAGTGTAATTCCACCAGAATCCACCTTAACAGCATTCAATGTATCAAATATAGACAACCCTATTGATGCATGTGAAATACTATCACCACCACTATCACCAGACACTTTATATCATGACGGTGACGGACCTAGACCAGCATTAGGTGATACTGTTTACATTGATGAATTTGGTGTTAATATCTATGTTTCACCTGATAGTAGCAACGATAACCGTGACTTATACATGGGTCCTTCCATAAACAACACTAATAACTTTCTAAGAACTGATAGTAACGGTGAAAGAGTAGAAATAGAGTGTCAAGAAGAAGTGGAAGAATGTGTTGTTTTAGGTAGAACTTCAACATCAGATACACCAGGTTCTTTTTATATAGATGGGGTTACTGGTGCTAGAACTGCTAGGATAAAATATAGTATAAGTGATATAGTAACAGAAGGTGATTTCGGAATCCTTAAAGTAACTACTTCTGATAGTAGAGTATTCTTAAGTGAGAGGATAACAGAAGCTATAGTTGAGGTTAATATAACACCTTCTGATAACGAATTTGATTTCATCGATGAGGTGTCATTTGCTAGTTCTTATGATGGAATAAGATTCTCAATTTTCTTTGAGGTTCTAGAAATTGATGGTGGTGAATGTATAGATGGGCCAACTAGATTATCTAAATTTTTAATAAACGGGGTGATATAATGAGAATAACAGGTACAATAAATACAAGTGAAATATTAATTAATGAGCGTTTTAAGATAACGTCATCAGATGGAGACACTAGACCAACATCTGGTGACATGGCCAGCGTTCCGTTTATTGATGTAATTGATAGTAATGGTGTTGATGTATCTGAATGTTTTGGTATTGAAACTAGAGTAACTGCCGTAGAAACAAGTAATATCCCACCAAGTGAAGGGTGTAATACTAGTTTAGAAATAGTAGTGAGTGAGGGTGTTAATAAACCAGTTGTTTGTGATTTTACTAATTTTATTAAAGAGCAAGACACTGGTTTGATTACGTTTTATTTTGACGATGGTTCAGCTTCTAAAAATACACACCCAGAGTGCTGTGAATCTTTAGGATTTACACCTGAGATAGGACCAGAAAAATATTTTGTTTGTAGGTGGAGAGGCGAAACCGATGTGAATGATTGCGATAATTACACACCAACATCTAATAGAATAGATGACTATGTAGTATTTGATTTTGTGACAGGTAGTACTGTAACCACAGTACCTAGCGCACAATGTTGTTTTGATAATGGTTTCGTTGATGAAATGACTGACGATGGAATTAAGTGTATTGAAGAGGTTGAATATAACCCATGTGAAGGTTTAGAAGTTGTAGAACCTGCACAAGATTTTGGTGCGATTACATTCATCAACCCAGTTACTAAAGAAACAACAACTACTGTACCTACTGCGGAGTGTTGTAGTGTTAATGGATTCAGTTCTGATGAGAGGTCAGATGGAACAATTATATGTTATAATTCACTACTGACAGTACTACCAACAGTTAGCATTACAAATGATTTATGTTGCGAGGTAGGACCACCTCCAACAGTATTAATAACAAATGATGCGTGTTGTCAATTAAGTGGAAGTATCTTTGATTCTGGCGACCAAGGTTAAATCTGAGCCCAGTGCAACCGTAATAATAATAATAGTAATAAAATAAATAATATGTGTAGAATTCCAATAAGATTATCAACAACAACACCAGATGGCACTACAATAACTAGTGCAAATGGTAGATATAGGGTACAAGGGAATAATACTTGGAATAACTTCTCAATAGATTTGAATGACCCAAAAACAGAGAATATAACAAGTGTTGGTCAATATGACTTAGAGGTTAACGTAACTAATTCGGATGGTGCAACAAGTGCTTGGGCAACCTCAACTTTCACTGTAAGTGAAGATTGCGGTGGGGACCCAATTTGTACAGAATATAGAGTACAATGGCTAATATCAAGACCTGAAGGTGGTTTTAGTCAAGAAGTAGAACCAGACCCAGGCTTTGGCGATGGTGTCGATGGCGGTACCGCTCCTATTGATGGTGGTAACACAAGAAGGTTTGATTTCATTGAGTGTAATTCAAGAAACCCTCTTGGGTCAGTAACATTTACCTTTGTTGGTGAAGAAAAAATTATATGTGCTAAATTAGACTTGGAGCAAACAGAGGCAAATAACCCAGACTTATTTTTTATAGAGTTAGGTCCATGTTAACAATAAATAAGCTTTTTGATATTTAATAGTAATGGAAGTAAATAATTGTACAGATATAAATGGTGTTGGTTTAAACGAGGTGACGTTTAATGTGGATGGTACTGTCGTAGGCATCTTAGAAGACGGTGAATCCAATTTAAGTTATCAATGTTGTGTTGATAATGGATGGACCTTTGACCCAACCGACACAAAATGTTATTGGTCACCATCATGTATTGATGGTGGTTCGTACAATGTTATTTTAAATCCAGAAAGTGATACAGGTGCAATATTTCAATTAGATGAAGGTGAAGAGGAAAGGTGTGTATTAGAATTAAATTTTGATTGGTTATTAAAGTTTGAATGTTCTAGAATATCTAACAATACTAATGATAACCGAACTTTAACATTATCTGAATTATTAGAAGATATTGAATTGACTGTTAAAATAGAAAAAGTTATTACTAATAATAGTCTACCGATACCTAATACTACGGAAAATGTAATATCAAAAACTTTATTTGCTACTGATGATGTTTCAGAATTCTTTAATGGTAATGAAAGAACTGGTATTTTATTGGAAGGTGCTGGAAGTAGAGAATGCACCAGCGTTAGACAAACATTTATAGATGAATTAGGTAGTAATATAGATGAGAATTCAATAAACTCAGAGTGGGCTAAATTCAATCTAGTTATCGATGACTTATCACTAATCAATGATATTAGAGATGAAAGGGTTAAAATATCTATAGAAGGTAATTCACTTAGAAATTTTTCTCTGTTGATTGATAATGTTAAGTTGGATAAAGTATGTGACTCTATAGCACCACCACCACCACGATTTGTTGATGGTGACTGCCCTACTTTCGAAATTACTAGAGTTATTGATAACAAAAAATCTTGGGTTAGAAATAATGAATTAATTAATAGAAACTTTGATTTAGATAGACGTAAAACAAATTATAGGATTAATAATGAAAGGCTATCTATCAACACAAAAGAAGTTGACATTGCGATAAATCCATCTCAAGCAGTTAATGATAATATATTTTCTGTAATTACTGAAAACCCTTGTTTATTAAGCGCATCAACGGAGTGTGAATCTAACTTAAAGAACGTACATCAATGCGTTGATATAAGTAATCTAATAACAGTGCCGTTAACTGAAATAACTAATGATAGTGAGTTATTTAATATGTTAATTGATGCTAAGAATAGGAAAACAATCAGCGGATATCCAACATTAGAACTTATAAACTATCGTTACAATAACTCAGTGGAGCATTGCGGTGTAAGTACAGAATCATTAGATGGTGATTCACTAGATGAATTTGTTAAATTGATAGGTGATTATTGGATTGATTTAATTGAGCAAGTAGTTCCAGCTACAACAATATGGGGTTCATCAATATATAGTGATAATGCTCTATTAAGTAGTGGTAATAATAAGTTTAAATATAGGAAGTACAGTACGTTTACATGTAATACCAGACCTTCATTTAAGGCGCCAAGTCCAGTATCTGGGGTTAGCTATAATTATGGAGGTTCAGTAGTTAACGAGCTACCAATCGATGTTAATGTTGAGGATATAACTAACATAAACCCTAACTCAACAGGTGAACCAACGTTTGGTGCTGTAGAAGATAACAGCTACGATTGTACTGGGTTAACGTTAATACAAACAAATAATGGGTCTGAGTTTATTGGAACTGTTACAACAATAGGTGGTGACGAAGATACAGTATCAGGTTCAACAATTTCTATAACTGAAACAATAACCGATGAATGTGATAAGTACGAGGATTGTTAATATTTAATATAAAAGAATAAGATGCCAATTTTAATAAAAAAAATAAACGGAGGTGTAATATCATATTTTGGTGGGGGTAATAATGATTTCTCAGCAAAAATACATTTCGTTAGAAGAATAGAGGGTAAAGCTGGTGTTGAAGATTATATTTTATTACCACCTAACTTTGAAGCGTTTACACAGGATTTCAGTTCGGTTATTGAAACTGAATTTTGTGAAACATCACCAAATAATTACGGTTTAAATACGTGTTCAACCTATACTAATGTAAATATATCATTTTAATGAGATTTCAAGAAAAAAATATAATACGAAACCCACATAATATCCTTAGAAACAAGGATAATGTGAACGTTAGTATGAGTTCAGATTTTTGCGAATTCGAAAAACCTATATTTGAGATGGTGGGCGGTGATAAGGTAATGACTGGGGTAACAACATCAGATGATGAGATTCATGTAATTGATAGTGAAAATACTTTAGATTTGTCATTCTCTTTTATAGATAATGTTGATAGTTTTATTGATGTTGATACAACCTTTAGATATAGGATTTATAAGTACAATAATAACTCAACTACATTTAGTTCACCACCAGTATTTGATTCTGGCCCTATTGAATGGGATGATTTTAGTGGTACTAGTGCATTTACAGACTCAATACTTGTATCTGAGTTAAACATAGATGGAGAGTATCTAATAAAGGGTAGTTATAATTATGGGACATGTACAGATATACTAACAGCTTTAGGTGATAGAAATGACACTTTTAAATTAGTTGGCGATGAATTCGGGTTATATGAAGAAGACTTTGATTATTACTTTGCAGCTATAAATGCTGCAACTAGACCTATTTTCACATTAACGCCTAATCCAGACATAGCATTAGGCGCTCTTAGGGTTGAATCATTTGTAAGTGATGAAGGTGCTACCAACGAAGTAACCACAACTTCTAACTGGTCAGGTAGGCCAATCGTATCTGTAAATGGTATTACCTTATTCGAGGGCGAAGACGCCGATTTTGTAACAGTAGGTACAAATAAAATAGTATTTAATGGTATAGACTCAATAAAAATTGATGATATAATAACAATTGCTTACGTGAGTTCGGGTAATGCAAATGGTCTAGTTTCAGAATCTAAATTAATAAATAACCCTATTGTATCTGGCGTAACAGGTGAAGAAGGGTCAGAGGTAATATATTTTAACACTGACACTAACAAATACGAAATATTTACACTAACAGAGCCAGTTGAATTTAACGACTTAATTATTACATTAAACGGTATTACTCTGGCTAATGGAGGTGACTACAATCAATCAAGTAGTGACCCGACTAAGGTTATCTTAAACGGTGAATTAGAGCAATCGGATATTATTACAATAACATATAATTCTTTTGGAACATTTGTTGGAACCGTTAACGTAGATAATTTTGATGTGTTATGGACCGTATCACCACAACCAATAAATACCAATGGCAGATTCATTTTATATGCAGCTGATGATGAATCCTTTTCAGCTAACACCATAATATACTCAGCAACCACTGATTATGTTGTTAACAATGCAACCTATGGGGTGAATGTTGATTTAAGCTCTTATAGTGGAACTGATGTATTTTATAAGGTAGTTAATGAGAAAAATTATGAGTTGTTAAATGGCGATACAATTTCACTATTAACTGATAGTGAAGTGGTACCGATAACCTTACAACTATAAAAAAATAAGATAATTTCTTTACTTATTCATATTTATAAGTAAATACAATATAATAAAAACGTTATGAGTTATATAATTAGAAATGCACAGCCTTTCACTAGCGTAAAGCTAACTGAAGTTGGTAGAGAGAAAATAGCTAAAGGAGAATTAAATTTCAGTTCTTGGTCAATTGGTGACTCTGAAATTAATTACAATAGAGAAGGTTTTGTGCAAGACGACGTTTTGACGGGTAGTACGACAATATTAAGACCTAAAGACAAACAACCTGATTTAAAATATTTTATTAGTAAAAATAATAACACTAATAAAAATCCATTTGTTGATGGTGATATTAGCTGTGTTAAATTAAGAGTAAACAATGAGGCTGAACAAAGAGGACCTTTTACAGGCTCATTATCAAGTGGATGGGAAACGTTAACTGAGACTTCAGAAGAAATGTCTGGTTACACTAGAAGTTCAGGGACCATTTCATCGAGTGCAATATCTGGCGGTAATACGTTGGAGATAACAGGTAATAATGCGGAAGTGGGTGATATTTTATTACTTAAAATTGGTTATTCAGATTTCACTAATGAAACACCACAGCCACATCTATTTTATAAAATACAAGTAACAGGTTCAACAATTACAGTGGATAGGGAGTTACCTACATTAAGTTCTGGAAACACATCCTACATTATATATAAAGGTGGTGATATTTACAACAACGAACCAGATTCTATAGGTTACTGGGACACTGGAACGTTATCATTTGATAGTTCTTGTGATATAACAGTAAATGATGTTCCGTTGTGGAATATGAATATCCCCTTTTCTGAAAACGTACTAGGTATAACTGGGACCACTCAATTCGAGAAATTAGAAAATTTTGGTTCTTACAATTATATAGGCCAAGTTAAAAACTATCTTTATAATTCAGAAGCTTTAGATGTAAAATCTTCAGCAATAATTCATTACTCTAACAAAACAATATCAAATTTATACGGTGAGTATCTATTTATTGATAACGACACTAAAAACGTTAAAATACACTTACCTAATATAATGTACCACAGAAGAAACTTCAATGGCGTATCTGGTACTGGTGATAAAATGGGTATGACATTTATAGCAAGCGGTCCAAGTATAAACTCTGGAGCTAATGGTTTAACATATGTTGAGTTAATCGAAGACCCTTCTTTAGTAGAGGGTACACCTAAGGTAGTTGGTAGGGTTTATACGCAATTAAAAATTATTGTTGTGACTGACCCTGAGGTTAATGCAGCAATGTCGTATAAATCTAACAGGAACTGGACTTTACCTAAATTGAATTTAACACTAACAAACCCATCAGGTGGGGTTGGCACTGGTGTATTACCAGCTGGCCAAACAATGTACGTAACTTACAGAATTGATAATGAAAGTGGTAGTGGTTTAAGACCAACATTACCAGCTCAAAATTATAGTAGAATTACCAATAATAACAACTCTTCTTTTGACATACAATTCAACATGGAAGATGTGGGGCTATTACCTTATATGAGAGATGATGACTCTACGGTAGGTTTTTACGGTGATACTTTTAAAGTATTATATCAAGTAACAAATGGCTCTAGACCCGTAACAGATGCGTGGCAAGAAGTAGATTTTAGTTCATCTGTTGATGAAAACTCTGATGGTTTTGTGGATGTTGACGTTTTAGAAAGACAAAACCCATTAGCATTAACACCTAGCTTTCAACTAACACAATCAAATACCAGTTCTTCTACAACATACTCGATAATAGACAAATTAAATATGGTACCATCAACTTCACCAGAAACATTACAATTTGGTGATGAAAGATTTTTCTATGGTAACGTTGAGGCTTTTATTGGTGCAACGATATTTAAAACAATTTTTAAAATTTCTATTAATGCAAGTGATTTTAATAGAACGTCTAATGCCACTAGAAGTAATGACTTAGCAACTAACCCACCTAACATAATGGTTAGTGAAGTTGGTGTTTATGATAGTAACGGTGATTTAGTAATAATAGGTAAACTTAGTAAACCAGCTGAATTAAGCTCTGGTAAAACGGTTATACTAGAATTAAGTATTGATTTTTAAGATATGGGATTTTTAGCAAGCGCAGATACAGTAACAGTAACAGCCAAATTAACACCATTTGGTAGAAGACAACTATTGACAAATAGTAGTAGTGTTATAACACATTTTGGTTTAGGTGATTCAGATGCCAATTATTTTAGTGACTTACAATTAGATAATGGTGAAGTACCAGCTTTAGCAGGTGAAGTGGGTGTTGACAACATATTTAGTAATGGTGTATATGAGGGTGTTAGTATAAAATCACCTATTATTGTAAACTCGTCAGGTGATATAAGAAAATTAGTTGAGAGCGGTTCAGCAACAGTAAATATAAAACCTACTAAATTAGGTCAAACAACAATACTAGGTTCAGACACTAGTGGCAATACAATATCCCAATTTATTACTGATAGAAGAGATGTAACAACTGATTCTTATGTCAATTTGTTTAAATCATTTGGTTTACCATTAACACAAGATGAAAGGAACTTATATAGCTCATTTAATAATCCAGTCGGGTACTTAGACACAGCAATAAGAAATATAAATCAAAATAAGGTACTTGTAATAGCGATAGATAAATGTGCCTACGGTGAGATACTAGATGGTAGAGAAATTAAAATTGAGTTAGAAACGACAGGTGGGACTGAATACACCATATATTCAACTTTCCAAAGAACATTAACACCAGCAACCAGCTTAGATTCTCAAATAAAAGAAAGTGCATTCTTAGGTAGTGTTGTAGGTAGTAATGTAGCCTTTTTATTTTCTGATGAAGTAGAAAGACCTAATGAGAATCCAAGTAAAAGTTGGGCTACAGGCTTTGGTCAATCAAAACCATTCAGTATAAATGGTAAAGAAAGGTTTAATGCATTATCAGTATCTTCAGTTAACCAAGTAGCAGATAATGCGGTTGGTGTAGCTTATTTAGATAAAGGTTTTATTGTAATTACAAATCCAGATATCGTTAATAATTATGATACTGAGGACGCATCAGCTGACAATGCAGCAGTTACTTATAATCATTTATCGAATGAAATATCACAAAACATAACATGTGTTGTTGAAAGAGACGAATTCGCTAATACAAATAACTCGACATTTAACAACGATGACTTAATAAAAGTTAGTGAAGTTGCTTTATATGACACCTTTAATAATGTTATAGCATATGCCAAAAGCAATGAACATTTAATACTAGGGGCCAATCAATATCTTGCATTAGGTGTTAGAATCTTAGTATAATATATTTACTTTAAAGTTATATTTAATACATTAGATATAGAAATATAATTATGGAAATAGATAAAAATGACGATTTAATTCTTGGTTTAGACGTCAGTACCAAAACAATAGGTATTGCCCTATATAAAGACGCAGGTAAAAAGGGTGAACTGGTATTACTTACACATGTAACACCTAAAATTAAACCTATACCTGAAACAAAAACAGAGGAATTATTCGAAAAATGTAATATCTTTGAAGAAGAGTTTTTAAATAAATACAAAGATTTAGGTATTGTAAAAGTTATTATTGAAGAACCTTTATTAAGGTCTAATAACGTAAACACAGTAGGTAAACTACTTAGGTTTAATGGTATGATATCTAGGTCAGTATATCAAAAGTTAGGTATAGTCCCAGACTTTATATCATCTTTTGATGCTAGAGCATTTGCTTTCCCTGAACTTATGGCGATTAGAACTCACAATAAGAAAGGTGTGAGATACCCAGAAAAACAAATAGAGAAAAAAATTAAAGACAATAAGAAAACACTTTTCGGTGGGTACGACTGGTATGTTGATAAAAAGACAATTATATGGGAGAAGGTAGCTGACTTACACCCACAAGTCAAGTGGATTTATAATAGAAATCACGCATTATCCAAAGAAAATTACGATATGACCGATGCATCTGCTTGTGTGTTAGGTTATATGAACAAAATAGAAAGATGGGTACCAGAGGATAGGTAAGTTTTTTTATATTTAGTAATTCTATTTTTATAAACGGCCATTAATGGCCGTTTTTTTATTTATTAATGTCCGTTTTAATTATTATTTGTTTATGAATACTTTTTTAAGTATCTTTGTGGCATGTCAATTATAGTAAACATATTAGAAAATTTCTTAGGAACACCTAGAACCCACTATGAACACAAATCACAAGTGGGTTTTGATTGTCCTGTATGTTCCCAAGAAAAGGGGTTAGGTAACACTGGTGATGGAAAAGGTAATTTAGCTATCAATTATGAAAAGGGTGTTTATAAATGCTGGTCTTGTTGGGAACGAAACAATATGTACGGTAGCTTATCTTACCTTGTAAGAAAATACGGTAATAAGCAACACTACAAAGACTTTATGTTAGTTGCACCTGACATAATAAAGAATAGTAAAAGTAAGTCGGAAGAGGATAGTAAAATAATTGTTAATTTACCGAAAAGCTTTAAGAAATTTAGTGAAGCATCACCATACCATACAAATTATTCTGAAGCGTATAGTTATGTTAAGAAGAGAGGTATTAGAGATGAAACATTAGAAAAGTATGATATAGGTTACACATGTGAAGGTAAACACAAAAACAGGGTTGTGATACCATCATATGATGCTATGGGTAAATTAAATTTTTACGTTGCTAGGTCATTCGATAAGTGGAGTAAGGTTAAGTACTTAAATCCAGAAGTAGAAAAGCAAAGGATTATATTCAACGAACATCACATTAACTGGGACTCTACAATATATCTAGTTGAGGGTGGATTTGACCACATAGTAACACCTAACTCTATACCACTTCTAGGTAAGTTTATTTCAGATAAGTTATATCACAGCTTACAATCTAAGGCCAAAGGTGATGTAGTGATTGTGTTAGATGGTGGTGAAGAAGAGAAAAAAGATGCGCTATTTTTATACAATAGACTGAATACAATAAATTTATACGGTAGAATTAAAGTTGTGTTTTTAAAGAACGGAATGGATTTATCCTTAATAAATGAAAAATTCGGAAGGATGGGTATTATTAAGTCATTAAAAACTGCTCACAAAATTAGAGAAAGTAGGCTATGAAAATTCATCATAACCTAAATCATTATAAAAATCATCATCGTTAAATTCAGCACTAAAACCATAAGATGTATTTTTAAAAGGTTTGATGTCAATTAACTTGGCGCCAGAACCAGTATTTTTTAAAGTGATTTCTTTTTCATGTGGATATTGCATGTTATGTTTTAAGGTTGCAAATTCATCGATTTCATTCTTGCTAACTTTAACTGTGAGTATAAAAGGTTCTCCCTTAGCATTTGAATGGGCTTCCACGTAATGAGAATTATCTAAGTCTTTTTTATTTAAAACATAATGTGAACCTAATTCTTTATCTCTTAAATCAGATTTTTTTTCTAAAAATACTACACGGTATAAAGTTAAGTTGCTAGGTAATTTTCTTAAAGTATCTATTAGTTTTTTAAGATACATTTCACTCATTTCAGAATCATCATAAGCACTGTACTTTAATAATTCTTTAATGTTATTATTCTCCTTTACCATACCTACTTCATACTCGTCATCACCAGCACCATTAGTATTGGTATGTCTGTATGTAAGGTCTTCTTTAACGTTAACCTTTTCAATGAATTTAATAGCATTTGGATTAAATATAATAATGTGCTTTTCATCAACCCAATCACTAGGTGGATTAACAATAACACCATCGATACCAACCTTAGTCATACCTCTAACATAACCTAAACCATCGTACATGTACCATCCATTTTGAATCCTCATAAAAGCGTCAGCTTCATTAGGTTGGTCAAGAGCATCCTCAAGAGCCACCATAAGTCCTGTTTCAGGGTCTGGGTGATAATTTTGTGCCTCTAATTCCCACTCGTCCTCATCACTTAATTTCATAAGGTTAATTAATTTGTCGGGGTCCGCATCACTTGTAGGGTTGTCTTCACTAATAAAATTACCAGATAATTCTACTTTATAGACATTATTACCAAACATCCTAGCATTCTCATAACTAGTGGCAAAGTAAATACCAGCTCCATGGTGTTGAATATTTTTATCTCCAACTAAAAAGCTGTCAGAAAACCTATCTATATTATGGTCTGTCCCATGATAGGCTATAATTTTAGTTTGAATAGATTCTCTTAAAACCTCTTCATATATTTTAGTTAATTTCATATATTATAATTTATAAATCTTTGCAAGTCATTCCAACCTAAACCAGTTATACCATTATAACCTTTATTAATGTAAATTTGATTTAATTCTTCTTTGAATAAACCTATATAATTTAGATAGCCTCATCCTATTAATATGGTTACATTATAAATAGTTGCCTTTGTTGAAAAAATCTAGTATATTTGGCTGAAATGGGTTAAATGATTAGAAAAGAAGAACTAACTAAAATAGGTAAAGAAATAAGAGATTTAATAAGTCTTAAACAAAAAGAGTTAAAACTTAGTTTTATTGAAGAGACTCACACCTATTATATAGAGACACTGGAAGGTGAAATGACAAGTAAATTTCCTTCAGTATCCACTGTTATAAAACAATTTTATGAAGGTTTTCCAGAATTAGAAAAGTCTTTAGAGATGTGTGAAAACGACATACATGAACAAGA